GCATTATCACTGACTACATCAAGAGTAGCTTGAGCTGTTTGCCAAGGATAGTTGTTTCCTGTTTCCCGAATAGTTTCAAAAGCAAGTGAGCCAATACTAGAATGGAATCCAAATTTATTAACCATAGAGTAACCAGGAACTTTACCTTGTTGAACTGCTAAATAAAATGGAATGTCATCAACTGTACTTCCACCTGTTATTGGATTTACGTTATTACAAGACATTAATTAAACCTCATATTAAACCATGTGAATCTTTGTAGTTCTTGTTTTAAATCTTCTTGATAAGCAAAGTTAAGTTCATTCTTTAAAGTATCTAAACCTTCTCTTAATTGTCTTTGATTAGTTTCTTCGTATTGAGGAGTTGGTTCAGGTATGATTGCGCTAATTTTTGCCATTATCTTCTTCCTCCAGCTGCAATATCTAATCGTAAAGTTCCATATCTCCATGATTCATCTACTGCATCGTTTTCAATTTTTAATGACACTTGTCTTCCTCTCACTCTTGTACTGACATAAGTGGTAGTAGTGTTACACGTAAAAGGACCGGTAATTAATGGTCCATTAGAATCCGATTGTTCTGTTTGACCTGGATAGTTTCTAAAGAACATAGTAATTTTCGCATTGCCTGATAAATTTTTAAAGTCAGGTATAAATCTAGATACTCTCATTACTTGTTCACCATCTCCCTGTATTCCTTGTTGTATAGAAATATCATAATCTCCAGATTGAATATAAGATGTAATAGCAGTTGCATTTCCATTTGCATCTACTTCATTAACTCCTGTTTCATGCGCCCAGTATTTAGAAGAACCAAAAGTATTGGTTACTCCATTGATAGTTGGAAAGGTAGGAGTTCCATTGGATGTAAATTGAGAAGCATAAGGTAATGCATAAGTATGGTTATCTTCATAACTAGTTCTAGCTAAAGATCCAGTTGTCCAAGTTTTTTCTATAAAATTATAAACTACATTTCTATTAATTTGTGTTGAAGCATTAGCTGCATAAAACCAACCTACTTCATTGTATAAAGAGTTATGATAAGCAAAAGCAATTTGATTAGCATTATAGTTAATACCTAAAGCATCACCTTGTGTCGTAAATACAAAGTCCTCTACAAGCGATGGTAATTGTTTTACGGTTCCATCGAACATAAAAAAACCTCCACCAAATCCCATCCAGAAGACAGAACCTTGTGCATAGACCGCTGCATGTTGACCCAAACATCCACAGTTAGAACCAACTTGTCTAATAGTAAAAGTAAAAGGTGGACCCACAAACTGTATTTGATAAGCAGCTTGATCTGTTAATACCAATACATAATCTTTCCCTTGAACTGCTGTTATAATTTCATTGCCTTGGTCAATTAAAAATGTACCTGCTGTATTATTTGCTGTTGGAGTATAAGTACTTAAATCTTCTTGATTAGAAAATCTGATAAACATTTTATTTTGTGTGGAAGCAGTTCCAATGGTAGTTTCTGTTCCCATTAAAAACAAATGTCTATCTCTATCGGACACTAAACTCATTAACGAAGTTGTTGGTGCACCTGATACAACAGTTGCTCTAATTTCTAAAGCACCAGCTATTGCAGGATTCCATGTGTAAGTTGCACCATTCCTAACCGTTGCTACTAGCAACTGGCCATAATTATCTAGCGACCAGGAGCCAGGATCAAGTACAACGTTAGTTGATGATGATTCTTCTCCCCACCCTGGTCCACCAACATAAGATCCCCAATCTGCAGTTCCCCAACCATAAGCAGGTGTTTGAAATACAGGACCAATAGTAATGTATTTATTAAAGGTAGCTGAACCTTGAGCTGACATACCTGTGCCAGTTTCATTGGACGGCATTGTAATAGTAATAGTATTTGCTGTTGGTTGTGAAATAACTTCAAATACATTTGTTTGAAAATCTCCTGTTGTATATCCTGTTTCTCCACCACCGGGTAAGGACACTGATTTAAATTTAATGTAATCTCCAACAACTAATCCATGAGCAGTTTTATTAACTGTAACTGTCGCTGATCCTGTTGTTGAATCAAAAGTACAACCTGTTACATCTGCTTCAACTGGAGTAATATCATAAAAAGCACCTTCATAATAAATGACTAATAATTTAGAAGTACCTAAAGCCGCATATTTTTTTCCTGTTAAATCTGTCCAACTGTGTTGATCTCGTACAGGGCCAGCTAACGTGTTATCAACTAGCTGTTGCCAACCGCCTATTTTCTCAGGTTGTCCATAACGAAAACGAACATTATTTCCGTCTACCCATTGACCTTCGGCCCCTGTTTCCGTTTGTTGTTTGTTAAAACCTGGTTTAAATTGTATCTTCTGTAGCATATACGTTGATTTATATAGTTTTTTCTGTTAATTTCAACGCAGAAATTAAAATGATAATAGCAGGAATTCACACAAACCACAATGCTGGTGTTACATTAATTGATAGAGGTCATATTATCTTTTCTACCGAAGAAGAGAGATTATCTAGAGTTAAAAGAGATTCTAGCCCTTTTCTTACTATAGGTAAAATAAGATATAATTACATGCCTGCAGGAAAAGAATTAACTTTTGCCGCTATCAGTGGATTTACCTCTATTAGTCATCCAGTAGGAAATGTATTAGATCCATGGTCTGGAGAAAATGTTTACATTTCTTTTTTAAAAAAATTACAATTAATATCTCATAATTATCAAGTAGTTGATTTTGGTAATTGTCATCATTTGCTTCACGCTGCTACTGCTTTCTATCGATCTGAATTTGAAAATGCAATTGCCATTGTAGTAGATGGATCAGGTAGTCCTTTACATGGATTACAAAATATTGAAGCAGAAAGTATTTATGAATGTTCTTATCCGCATTCTTTTAAACCTTTGTATAAAAGAACTATGAGTGAAGGAGATATCTCTTTTACGAAAGATAAAGATTGTATTTGGTTTAATCATCCAGCTCCAGGAATAGGATCTATGTACGATATGATAGGATGTAGTTGTGGTTTTAAATTATTAGATTGTGGTAAAACTATGGGTTTAGCTCCTTATGGAAAACAAGATCCTGCTTTAGGTAATTTAATTAAATACGAAAATGATTTTCCTATTGGCGATTATGATATTATTAATTTTATTCCAAGACATAATAATCTTGGATATTTTGAATTTACAAAAGATAATTATACTGTTGGAAAAGCAAAAGAAGACTTAGCTTATGCTATACAAGAACAATCAGAACAAGCGGTACTACATTTAATTAATAAAGCAAAACAACTATCTTCCTCTAAAAACATTGTATTATCTGGTGGGTTTTTTCAAAACTGTAAAGCTAATTATCGTATTGTAAAAGAAAATCCAGATTACAACATTTATGTAGAACCTCTTTGTTATGACGGAGGATTATCTTTAGGCGCTGCCTTATTACAATTCCATGCAGTAACCCCTAATGGAAGAATTAAAAATATAAAAGAAAAAATTAAAATAACATGATTCATGAAGTAATACGATTATTAAAAGAACAAAAAGCAGTGGGTTTGTTTCAAGGAGCATCAGAAGCAGGCGCTAGAGCATTGGGAAATAGAAGTATTTTGTTTGATCCAAGAAATCCAAAAGGAAAAGATATTATAAATCAAATTAAAAAACGTGAATATTTTAGACCTTTTGGTGCTAGTTGTCTGCATGAAAAAGCAGAAGAATATGTGGATATGTACCCTTTAAAAGAATCTCCATATATGTTATATGCTTTCCCAGTAAAAGAAGAAAAGAAACATGAAATACCAGCAGTAGTTCATGTAGACGGTACTTGTAGAATGCAAACAGTAAAGAAAGAAAACAATAAAGTATTACATACTATTTTATCTGGATGGTATCAAGAAACTAATGTTCCTGTTTTATTAAACACGAGTTTAAATGGAGCAGGCCAACCTTTGGCTTATGTTCCGATAGATGCTTTTATAGATGGATTAGATTATATTTACTATGCAGACGACAAACAAATATTAGATAGGAGAAAATAATGGAAATTAGAGATGACCTTTTTGACACAAAGTATTTAGTGGATATGTTAGAAGAACTAAATAACACAGACTTTAAACCAAACAATTTAGCTAACCGAAGTACATGGCCTTTAGGATGGGCTGGAGCAACGCATAGAATTTTTAGTTGTCATATATTGTATCGGTTTACAAGACACTTAGTAAGACAACATCCTAATCATGGATTAGTAGAAATGTATGTAAAAATGTATGAGCATTTAGAAAAAGTATTTAAATTAAAACAACCCACTATCTTAACGAGTATTAATATTAATTTACAGTTTAAAGGAATGGATGGATCTTGGCATAAAGATTATGGTCCTATGGGGATTTTATTTATGGTAGGAGAAGAAGGAGAAGGTGGAGAATTTATAATTAAAAAGAATAACGAAGAACAAAAAATACCATTTAAAAATGGAAGAGTTATTTATTTTGATCCTACTGTAGAACATAGAGGTCTTGCTTTTACAGATCCTTATAAACCAAGATACACAGTACAATTTTTATTTGCAGAAGGAGCATTATAATGAAAACGTTTGATTTCCCTAACTTAGGATACATTGTAGATAAGTTACCTGAAGATGTTCTACAAGTTATTAAACAACATGTAGATCAAGTCGCAACTAAAATGGATAAAGATCCATCTATTGTTCCACATGGATTAGAAGAAATATTTCCTAATGAACCAGCTAAAAGAAGAAATTACCGTTGGTATAGAGACGAGTATCCAGATCTTTATCACACAGTAGAACCTTATATTAAAAGAGTAAGTGCCACTTATAAAAATATATATAAATATCCTAATGTATTAATATCAGCATATGACAACGGTAGTCAAAAAAATATGAACTATGTTGGAATAGATCAAATGAAAATGGATTGTCTATGGGTTAATTTTCAAAAACAATATCAATGGCTGCCTATGCATATGCACAATGCTCTATATTCTTTTGTAATCTATATTAACATTCCTTACGATATTAAAGAAGAATTAAATCACCCCGATTTTCAATCAGCAAAAACAGGATCTTGTTTTAATTTTATTTACAATAATGTTTTAGGAAATGTTTCTAAATTAGAACTAACCTTAGACAAACAATGGGAAGGTTCTATGGTATTTTTTCCAGGGGAATTAAATCATATTGTCTATCCTTTTGTAACTTCTACTGGATATAGAATAGCTGTTGCAGGAAATGTAGTTTATGATGATGGAAAATAAAATAGAGTTTATTCTTTGTAATAAAAATTTAGAAGGTGTCATACCTTATCCAAAACCTGCGTCTCATTTTATCCCAGAACAATATAAAAAATTAACTAAAGTAATAGATGGGGATGTACAAAGACCAACAGTGAAAAGTTGTATTCCTTTTCTTGATGCTTTGACCGGTGGTTATATCATACCTTTTTATCAAGATTATATTATAGATGCAAAAGAAACTAATTTTACCATTGTCCCATCTATGCCTAGAGAAGTTATGGAATACCACGGTAAAGAACAATTAACCGAAGAACAAGCTAATGGAAAAGATAGAGCAGGTAAATTTAAAAATGAATGGATTGTTGTAACTCCACCAGGATATAGTTGTTTATTTATAGCTCCTTTGAATCGTAAAGAAGAAAGATTTGAAATTATAACAGGTGTAGTAGATACCGATACTTATCATAACACAGTTAATTTTCCTTTTATTAATAAGAAATGGAATCAAAAAACATTAATCAAACAAGGGGAGCCTATGGTTCAAGTTATTCCTTTTAAGAGAGAAGCTTGGAAAATGAAAGCTGGTTTTAGATGGTTCCAAGAAGAACACAATAAATCTATTCATAAACTATTTACTTCGATTATAGATAAATACAAAAATAAATTTTGGAAAAAGAAAAGCTATAAATGATACAAATTATAGATAATTATTTTAAATCTAAAGATTTAGATTTTATGTTGCATTTGTGTGATCATTTACAAATGGGTGCCTACACAACCGAAAAAGGAATCTATGCTTTTGGCAGTAAAGAACTTCCTGCTAAAGTCAATGAGATTAATAATAAAGCTCTTCAAAAAAGATTAAACTTTCCTGTTTCTAAATATCATAATTATGACAGTGTTATTTATTTACGAAAACCAGAAACTATTCTCTATGATGAAATACATAGAGATCATACAGAAACTAAATCAGTGCATGGAACTACCAATGCTAAATGGAATTTATTAGTATATTTAAAAGGTGATTTTAACACAGCTAATGGAACAGGTTTTTTTGAATTAAATAAAGATCAACAGTTTGTATTAGATAGAAGTATTGGTTTTAAACAAAACAGAGCTATTTTATTTCGATCCAAGTTATGGCATGGATCCTTACAACCTCTTCAAAAAGATGTATCTTCTTGGAGATACACCTTTAATTGTTTTATATCTAAATGAAAACACATAACATATTTGCAGACATAATATTTGAAAGTAATCTTCCTATATTAGATTCAGAATATAAATTTATTAAAGAAACTAAATATTCTCCTTATCTATCTGGTGGTGGTCAAGATAGCGATGATAAACAAATTTTAAATCATATAGAATTAAAATCACTTAAAATAAAAATAGTAAATCAATTAACTATTTATGCTCATAATATTTTAAAAATAGATCCTACTATACAATTTTACATGACAGGTTCTTGGGCTAATAAATATAGTTCTACAGAAGGAGCTGGTGTTCATTGCCATCCTTATGCTTACATGAGTGGAGTGTATTATGTAGATGTTCCAGATAACTCTGGAGATATATTTTTTCACAAACGTTCTGCATATTTATCTGGAGGATGTCCTTTAAATTATTCTGAGGCAAATGCCTTTAATTCTACTCTATACCGTATTCAACCTAAAAAAGGTGATTTATTGTTTTTTTCTTCTGATATGTTACATTCAGTAAGTCCCAATTTATCTGATAAAGAAAGATATTCCATTGCATTTAATTTCTTTATCAAAGGAAAGTTAGGAAAAGAACCCTATGGAGTTACTATATGAAGTATGAATTTATATCCAATAATGTAATTAAATGTGATAATTTTTTACCACCAGATAAAGTAAATTTTATTTACGCTGACTTATTAAACACAAGAAAACATTTTGGCATTCCTCATTGGTCTGGTTCTAATCATAAAGATCCTGAAGTTCAGGCTTTTTCACAAAATTGTGGTAATACAGATTATTGGATTGATGCAGATAAACCTGAAACTATTAAAGCTGATAATATTAAACAACTTCATAAATTCTTTTTTCAACAAGGTTTAAGTTTATTTATTCAAGAATCTGGGAGAAAAACTATTTATGATATGTTGTATGTTTATCCTTTAGTATGGTCTATTCATGTGACTGCTTACAATAAAGGAGCTTATTATAATTGGCATAAAGATTCTCATATGACCTATAAAGGTTTAAGAGCTAATATGTTTACGTTTAACTATATGCTTAAAAGTAATAACTCATCTCTACAAGGAGGAAATTTATTAGTAAGAGATAATGGCGAACATGAAATTGAAAGCAAACACAATCAGCTAGTTATTTTTCCTGGGTTTGTGCCCCATGCCGTTACACCTATTCAAGCAGAAAAAGAAGTTTCGTTTTTAGAACAAAGATTCAGTATTCAATATTGGGTAGGATTGAAAGAAGAATAATGGACGTTTATAATTTATTTGCCATACCTTTGTATAAAACAAAACTGGTTGTACAACCTTCTGAACATAAAAAGATCATTGATTTTTGTAACAAGAATGATGGACCAGAAAAGATGTCTATTAAAAAAGGAACACAGTATCATATCAAAGATGGAGAATTTGAAGGTTCTGCTTATCTATTACAAGAAATAGATAATTATATGAAATTACATTTTAAACATAAGGTGGTTCACTTATGGTTGAATGTAGCAGAAGAAGGTGGATATAACATGCCGCATCATCATGGTTTAGTTAATAATATGTCCGGTGTGTTATATCTTACCAATGAAAATTCAGAAATAGAATTTTTGTGTGATTTTTTACGAGGAGATAAATCTTTTACCGTTCAACCTAAATTGTTTGATTTTTTAATATTCCCTTCTTACTTATATCATTTTGTACATCCTTCTACTTCAAAAGAAAAAAGAATATCGGTATCCTTTAATTCACAACCTTTATGTTAATCTTTGATAATCAAGAACCAGAAACACCTTTTGCTCCACCTAAATATCAATATTACATTTATGAAGAAGATGTAAATGATATTGTATCGGTATCTAAATTAGAAACAATCATAAAAGAAAAAGCAGTAGATATTATGAAAACAACTCCTCCATTAGGAGATGGTCAAACAGGATTAGGTCCACATAGCCTAACTTCAAGGTTTATGAATTATAATTTATTACAATGGAAAGAAATTCCAGAAATAAAAGAAGCTATTACAAAAGTTGTATATAATTTTTTAGATAAAATTAACAAACCACAAGATTTTATTTATGGTGTTAGTTGGGCAAATATTATGGAAAAAGGTAAACATATTAAAGAACATAGACATGCTTGTAATCAAGATTGTTATTTAGGAGCTCATCTTTCTGTTAAAACCAATCAAACTAGTACAGTTTATATTAATCCAATAACAGGAACTCATGAAATTATTCCTAATAAAGAAGGATATTTAACTATCTTTTCTAATTGGATTCCTCACTATACCACTAATGTTATCGATGAAGAAAGAATAACTATCGCTATGGATCTAATTCCTGACTATATTTTTCATAGATATCAAAAAGGAACTTCTTGGGAATCTCGTTGGGAAAAAATTAACTAGGTAAGTTTTCACCTGGTTTACTAAATATATCACTTGGAGATTGAATTAAAACAGTAATAGTTCCTTCTGGAGCTAAATTTTCTGAATTAACTTGTGTACATCTAATAAAAGAACCATCTCTTTGAAATCGTAAATATAATAAATCTTCTGCTGCGTAAGTTTCTGGAATATTTCTAATAGCCGTTCTATACGTAGACCAAGCTGTTTTAGTTGCAGCGTCTAATGGAGCATCTGCTGCTTGAGTCCAATCTGAATCTTTTAAAAATCTTTCTCTAGCTGTTGTTCTAAATATATCCCAATCTCTCATTCTAGCAATAGTTGCAGCATCTTCATCGGCTTTAACTTGTGTATATCTAGAATCAAACCATGTAATATAAGGAGTTATAAAAGCAGAATCAAAAGATGAGTTTTTAGATTTACCATCAATTAATTTTTCTAAATCTCCTACTTGAGTCGTAGAATTCCATTGTGCAAATACAGAATTTTCTGGTAAATCCGCAGGAGGATTATCTCCTCGTTGAGACCATTCTATTCTTTTATCTGTACCATCGTCTTCTATTTTTCTAAAGTATTTATTATTACTGATATAAAAAAGCATAAATCTCCTAAGTTTTTATAATATAGTTAACCACCAAATATGGTGAAAATGCGTTACCGGATAAATTTGAACCATCGTGGTTATGTGATGCATCATTACCTGTATTTCCACTAGCAAAACTAGATGGATAAAATTGTACAAAAGAAATTTGTGGATATTGAACTGGTCCACCAGCTATCACACCTAATAAAATAGGGTGACTGTGTTGTGCTAATTGGTTAGATGAAATAGAAGTGTCTCCTACGTTACCACTAACAGTTACAGTAGTTGTATTAACACTAGTTGCTAAATCAAAAACTCCTGATTCATAACCTTGAGGCATTTTACCTTGAAGATCAGGTACGTTGAAAGTAGTTGCACCGTCTCCATTTCCATAAGTTTCACCGATAACCGCAAATAGATCAGCATAAGTTGATCTTGAAACTGCAGTTCCATCACATAATAAAAATCCTGTTGGTGCAGTATCTTTTGGCCAAGGAATAATAGAACCGGTTTCAGTTCCTTGTATCCCTGTTAAATTTGCTCCGTCAAAATCATATCTAGTTGCTTCGTAGTTAGCCATCTATTATTTCTCCTTATACGTCCAGCCTGTAGTTGCATCACCAGAATACACTAATGTGAAACCAGCACCTTGTGTGTTTACTGTTAAATCTGCAGCTGCGTTTGCTATATTAGAACCATTTCTTCCAACAGTCAACGCGTTTGTGTTAAAATCATATCCTTGATCAATAAAAGAAACTTCCGCTCCTGTAGAAGGAGAAGGAGGTAAAGTAATAGTAACAGCGCCACCATTTGTATTAGCTAAAATAGCTGCACCTTCTTGTACTGTTTCTGCTGCTGATAAAGCTCTCCAATTTTTTTCTTCTGAAATTTTTTTCACATTGGTTCCATCAGAATATAAAACATAAGAATTTCCTTCTGCGATTTGAACACCTGTTCCTGAAGCAGTTTTAACTCTTACATTTTTACTTGCATGATCAATTGAATCTTTAATGTTATATGTTTTTTCAATTCCATCGGGAACAATAACATCAACTGATGTAGTTGCTAATGTACCGGTTAATTCTATTGTTGCATTTTTTCCATTAGATATTGCACCGTTAGAAAATGCTAATGTTACTCCTGTTGTATTATTGACAGCGACGGATTCATAGCCAGCAATCGCTTGTTGAAGAATAACTAAATTTGTATTTGTAATGTCACCCCAAAGTCCAGCTTTTTCACCGGTGACCATTAACTCTAATCTTAGATCTGTTGAATAACTAGATGCCATATTTTAAATTCCTTATATTATTAATTTTTACCATATTATGCGGCTGTGTCAATGTCATTCCAACTGACACTAGATCCGACAGAAACTTGACTATAAGTTACTGTTGTTCCTGTGTCAACAATTGTCCACACTTGAGCTACTTCATTTCCAAGAGCTATATTTACTTGATTTCCAGTAGTAGAAACGTCAGCACTAATAGTAAAAGTTACCGTTCCTGTAGAAATATTTAATTGTTGGCCAGTTACACTTGCTATTGTATTTGCATCTAAAACAGCTGTTCCTGAAGTTATATTTATTTGTTGCCCTGTAAGAGATACGTCTGGACTAGGATCCACATTACCTTCTGCTACAGATATACCATTTCCTGTTACATCTACAGTAACTTTAGCACCGACTAATACAGTTCCAATAGACCAGTTTAATTGTTGACCTGTAGGACTTGAAATAGTATTTGCATCTAGAGTCGCGGTACCAGAAGCAATAGTTAAGGCATTTCCTGTTACACTTAAATTAGCATCTCCTGTAATAATTTCTTGACCAAGTCCAATATTAACTTGTTGACCATCTAAAGATTCGTCAGGATTTGGATCAACTGCTCCAATAGACCAGTTTAATTGTTGACCTGTGACAGAAGGAGATACACTTACATCAACACTTTCGTTTCCTAATGCAATATTAACTTGTTGACCTGTTAAAGAAACATCAACGGATAAACCAAAAGTTCCCCAGTCATTTGCTCCCCAAGCAAGTCTTCCCCATCCTTGATTAACTTCTGCAGTGATACTAACATCACCTTGAGATGCGGTTAAATTATTTCCAGAGACAGTTACGTTAACGTCTGCAAGATCTCCCCAGTTATTACTACCCCAAGGTAAATCGGCATTCCATCCAATATTGGCCATAGGAAATTATCTCCTACGCGTTGCCGATTCTTAGAATAGCTGCTGAAGTTGTAAAAGCTGGAAACTGAATTGTAAAAGTTCCTGATGTTGCTGTTTTGTCTGAACCAAAATCTAATACTGCAACCGCCTTATTTGACGATGAAGTATTATAGATTAATGCACCTCTAGCTGTCAATGTTACACCAGTAAATGATAAATCTGCAAAGTCCACAATTGCAACACCTGATGCAACTGAAGTACTTGGATTTGGTTTTACTAATGCTCCACCACCTTGAGTATATTGACCAGAATCAGGAACTTGTCCTCCTGTGCTATCTCCTGGATAAACCGTAGTTGATGAATTTAATGTTGCAGTAGAGATATACAAAGCAAGTTTAAAAACATCACCAGAAGCACCAAATTGAAATTTGTGTTCACCTTCTAGTAATTCTTTTTTAAAACTATTTGCAACTGCTTGTGTTATTGCCATTTGTATTTACTCCTTATTGTGTTTTAGGAAGTCGAGGTGAACCACTTTGATATTCATCTCTTCTTCGTCTTCCCATTTGCTCTACTGTAAATCCTTCGAGAGCCTGTTTATATTTTCCTTCGTAGAACTGGATCATATCAGGCGGTCCTTTTAAGAACCCATAAGCCTCTACTAAACATGCATACAAAAGTCCATTAGGGAATTCATTACTCAAGTATGTAGTTGTATTACTACTAGATAATCCAGCTGGTTTCAAGATATAATTTATTTGCATATTATAATTTTGATCCGGAGTTGGAGCTAGTACAATTGTATTTTCATCCCAATAACTATAGTATTTAGGCAATCCTTGTACTCCTGTTGGATTATATTCTGATATAAAGTTTGTGTCTCTGTATTCTAGAAACGAGCGGCTAGAGTTATCAGCTCCACCCGTAGAGTTTGTTATTTGACAAGATCTAATAACTAAAGTTTGATCAGAAACTAAAGGTGTATTTACATATCTTTGACCTGCAACAACATCTGCTTGTGCGTAAGCTCTATTATTATCAGAATCTACATCTCGTAAAATTCTAAATTCAGCGTCTAATATAAATCCATCTAAAATAGTAGCAGTAAATACATTAGAATCTACTTCACAATAATCTCTTATTTTTGTTATTAATTCTGCGTATGTCATATTATGGTGTTAATGTAACTGGACCTGCAGTTACAGTCATTCCTCCAAATCTTCCTGATACAGTTGGTGTACTTCCTAAAGCAAAAGTATAGTTATCTGTACCTGTTACTGTTATACTAAATCCTGAAGCATTTTCAAATAAAGTATATGCTAATCCTCCTGGACTTCCATCCACATTTCTAAAACAAACTACATCTCCTGTAGTTCTACCATGAGAAGGTTCATAAACATTTATAATTCCATTTCCCGCTGTAATAATAAAAGGATCACTAGGTAATAATGGATCTGTTTGTGGTTCTGTTCTATCTGGTCTTGCATTTTGCAATCCTTGTGGATCAGCTGTATATGGTTTTGGTTCTAATTGTGGTTGTTTAGGTTCAAATTCAGAAATATGTACTCTTGATCCATTCCACTCTTTTACCATTTCTTTATATGGAAATTCCATACCTGATCTATCAGATATAAATTTTGAATATTTTCCTGAAGCAGTATTAGACATTTGGATAATAAGTTTTCGGACTTATATAAGTGCTACTAGGAGAGCCGTCTTCTGCTAATGCTCTTTGAAGTTCATCTTCATATAATAATTTTAATTCTTGTGTTCTTTGTGGTGCAAATTTTTGAGATAAATAATAAGACAATCCGGATACCATACAAGGTACAAATCTATATGGAACATCTGTTGCATTTGTATAAACACCTACATCTTGAATTCTTTTTACGTAATAATAATTAATTGTATTTCCAGCTTCTGTTGATCCTGGAGTTAAATATAAAGTGATTGTAACTTTATCTATAAATCTTTGAACAAAATATTGAGTTGGAGTTCCTTCATCAGTTTTATTTGATAAAGCTTGATATTGGGATCTAGATATTTTTGTAAGTGGAAAATCTACGGAAGAAGAATTTCTATATGCAGCTTCCAATACATCGTCTACACCATATACTGCTGTAGCATCAGAAGTACCATCAGCTGTAGATCGATACATAGTATAGGTTGCTTGACCATCTACTAAAGTAAGTGAATTATTTGCAACTTCCCAATAATGCAAACCTCTATTAGCCCATTCTTGAAACATTATATTCAAAGAACGTCTTGCAGATTTTAAATTAAAACCTGCGTTAGGTTGCAATCCAATTCTTTCGTAAGCTTCTTCTATAATCTCATCAATAGAAAAAGTTTTATCAAAAGTATATGTACCGGAAGTAGTGTTAGCCATTTAGCCTCCTACTTGTCTAATAATATCGTAGACGCAACATCAGCTCCGATAGCACTTACAGTCATAAAATCTACAAATAAAATACCATCTTCTGGTAAATTAAATGCAAATACATCACCTGCTGGACAGCTTGTCTGAAATTGAGTTCCGTTTGTATCTGCTAAAGTAATAGATTGAGCAGTTGAAGCATTTGTATTTTCAACAATGATACCTCTTAATCTAGTTCTTCCTCCGAATACAGAACCTGTTCCAGTTACTCTTACCGCTTTAACATCTGATTTCATACCCATTTTTTCTCCTTAAAATTTTAGGAGCCCCGAAGGGCTCCATTAATTACTTATTAACTTACTGCTGCACTAAATGGTGTAGCTGGAGTTGTAGTACATGCTGATGTAACTTCAACTTTCCATTGAGTAGAGCTGATCGCTGTACAAACTATTCTTGAAAAAGTTACGCCACC